GTTAACGCTAAAAATGATCGAATTCGGGATGTGTTTGAATCCTTTAAAAAATTCAGGAGTTCTTTAGAAAAACCGGATCAAAAATTTTATTTATCTTATTTTCTTTCTACAGTAGGACGAATTTTTATTCGTAATAATCCAATCAATCCTCAAGGAGATAAAAATATTAGGCATTTGGTTGGTTTATCCAATTACAATGCAACTGTTAATACCCCCCAATTACGTAAACAGTTTAAGCTTGCTGTAGCACAAGCATTTGGTTTTAAGATTGAAGCTAAAGCAGAAAAAGAAAGTCTTCAACGGTTTAAAGAAATTTATAGCTTAACTACTGATGCTGTTGCGGCTATTAAAAATGGAGATACTTCGCCAGAAGCACAAGAGGCAATTAGAGCTGCTATAAAACTAGGAGGAGAAGGTGTTCATACTTTAGATGGGTTAGTAGCATTAGCTGCTTATCATCCAAATAAAAGTTTTGATACTAATTTAGGAATAGAAATTGACGGTATTACGAATGGCGTAGCTTTGGGAATTATGCAGGTTTTGTTAGGTAAAGAAGGTAGTTTACCTGCAATCGGCGTATACACAGACGGCAAAGCTAATACTTATAGTGAATGGAGATCACAGCTAGGCTCTCTAGACTTATATGAACGCTTAGTAATGTCTTGGCATAACCACTTACAGTTTGAAGAAGGTTCTGATAGAGACAGGCAGTTAAAAGGATTATCAGCTATTTTTTCCAGTTTTATTATTGACGATGCAGTTCAAAAAACTGCACGAGATTTAGCAAAATTTCCTTTAATGACTACAAACTATGGTCAAGCAATAGGTAATAGCGTAAATGAGTTTGTAGGAATTGCAGTAGATACTTTTTATGATCTTATAACTAAAACACAAGAGCCTAAAGAAGTTGCACAAATTCTTCGAGGAGTTAGTACAGCAATTGGAAAACCTTTAGACATGGAACCAGATGTCGAACTTAAAGATTTTGAACTTAGTAGAAGAGACTATGCTCTTTTTACACAAGCAATTAGGAATACTTACGGTGATGCCCTTTCAGTAGCTCTTGAAGAAGAATTAGGAAGCTTCACTGTTTTTCAACAAACTATAAACAAAGCTTTTCAGATAATGTTTAAGGTATTTAATGCTAAATACCAACAACAAGTAGAAGAAAAAATTAAACAGAATGGAGGAAGACTTCCTTCAATTTCAGAATTAGAAGAAATTTTAGATTCTTTAAGAGCTTATATGCCTTTAGCTAAAGGCCCAATGTCAAAAGGACTTGATGATGCTATTTTAGTTATTAAGGGAGGGTTACAAAGAAACTACGGGGCACCGTTTAAAGTCCAGCAGCGGTATTCCCGAAAAATCAAAAATACTGTAGGTACTGAAACTTCCCCACTTTCTGCTTCACTAACTTCTTATGCAGAAACATACGCTTTTTCAGACCCTGGCGTAGCTGGTGCAGTAGCTATGATTCATAATTTAGATGCTGCTATACAGCAAGCTATGTTGTCTACTACAACTGCTCTAAATATTCATGATGCGGCTATTTACTCTTTAGCAGATGCCGATATTGGAGCTTTTCAAGTTAATCAAGCTTTTGCTGGTTTATCTAAGTATTTTAGTATTTTAGATAACGTCTATGAAAGTACAAATAACGTTTTAAGACAGGGAAAAAATGATCTAACTATTCATGCAGAAATGCGAACAATTATAAAAACTTCAGGAATACCAGAGTTTGGGGTTGAATTTCGTCGTTTTAAAGATGCAGTAGCAAAAGCTAAAAAAGATTTTTACGAAACTTATCCGAATATAGCAATCAATCAATACGCTTCTACTTCTCAAGGCGTTTTTCCTATGGCTAATAAGCCTAAAAACTTAGAAGATTTTATAGACGATTCAATTAATGATCTGTTTAAAGAAGAGATAGATAAACCTTCTGACACTAAAGGTTCAGCAGATCGTTCAGTAGATTTTGATAATATTAGAACACTGTTTACAGACACGATTTCAAGTACTTCTGTTGAAACAATCTTTAACTATTTAGAGAAGTTTGGATGGAAAAAAGACTCTGCCGAGCATACGGCTCATCTTTTAGATGTTCTTCGTAATGTCACTAAAATCCATAAAGAGATTGATTTAAAAGTAGCAGAAACAGATTCAGATACTTTTGGTGTACAAAGAACATTTTCGGATGAAAGTCAGGATATTCATTTATTTACTTCTTCTACCAATCGTAATGACGGAAGTACTCAATCAGCACAAGAAGTATATGTACATGAACTTGTTCATGCAGTAGTTGATTATGGTATTAATTCTGATACCAGAATTAGAAATGCTATTCAAAGATTGTTTAAACAGGCAGAAAAAGAATTTAAATGGGAAAATTTTTTACCTGAAGGAGTAACTAATCCTACAGAACAACAAGAAAAGGCAGCAAAAGAAACATATAACTATATTTTTAATAATACAAAAACAGAAGTTAGAAGGGTTAGAGACCCTTTAACAGGAAATGTAATAGAAAAACGTTTAAACCCTTATCTGCATGAATTTGTTGCATACGGTTTAACTAATGAAAGAGTCATTAAAAAGCTTTCTACCATTACAGTAAGCTCAAAACGCCAAAAAGCTGATAACTTATTTGATGCTATTGTTAATTGGTTTAGTGATCTTATTAATTTGATTGTTGATAGGGTTAATGGTGTTCATAACTTAAAAGCAGATAAAGCTTTACGACATTTAGTAGACCAGTTAAACACTGTTCAACAAAAGCACACAATATCTATCCTTAATCCTTTATCAGTATTAAATAACGTCAACAACGTTATAGTTAATCAGATTATAAGTAATATACTTTCTCCTCTTATTGCTTATAGGCAAAAAGCTAAACCTAAACATGTTCCTGGCAGAATACTATATGCATTATCAGCTTTATTAGACCAGCACATATATACGGAATTTGGAAAAGCGGTTAGGCAGGTAACATTTAATCTAGGGCTTACAGAACGTAGTTTTATTGTAAAGCTTGTACGAGAGATGCAAGGCAGAAAAGAAAATAATGCTGTCTGGCATTCTTTATTACAAATATCCAAAATGACAGTAGATCAAGCCCGATTACACGAAACACGTAATGTAGTTGATCATATTCGTTCTAAATTTCATACCGAAGTTTCGGATGAAGAAAATGAAGCACTTTATAAAGTACTCCTAAAATTGGATATAGCCAATCTGCTCCAAGCTGATATTGAATATACCCCAGAAATGTTAATGGAACTCTTCCGTAGTTCTACAAAACTTCAAGAGCGTATTACCGCAATTGAATCGGAATTAGGTTCTTATGGTGATGCTAAAAACTATTATATAAAACAGGCTAAAGGATTAGGTAAGTACATGGCATTAGGAAAAGACTTTACAACAGGGCAGATGAAGAATGCCTATGTAATTGCAAATCTTTTAAATGTACCTATGAAAAGTGTAGAAGGAGATATGATAAAAGCTGAAAAGCTTATTGATGAGTTAGCTACGTTATACGGTCTACAAAATACTTCTATACAGCTACGGAAGTTAGCTGCAGATGTATATGAGCGTGAAAACGCCGTAGATGGCGTAGATAACGGTATTGCTGCAACCCTAGCATTCCATCACCTTCATAAAGAAAACTCCTTACAGGCGGTATTTGGAGGTAATAAGGTACAAACTGAAAAAGGGTATACAAGAGAAACTTATCATCCTAATAGAGATGTAAAGATTGCTCCTTTAGAAGCTGAAGCAGAATTACAAGCTTTAGGCTATGTTCGTTCTACAATGCCTTTATCTAAAGACCCTGATGATAAAATTTCAGGTGAAAGGTACTTGTATACTCATGATAACAATACTTTAAGTTCTTTCTCAAAATCGATTGTTTCTCTTACAAGCCGACAAGCTGAAGGTACGGATATTGAATCTATTGTTGATGGGATTGATAGTGCCGAAGATTATAAAAAAGCTAAAAAACAGTTAAAGCGAATGCAGCAAAGCATTAACGCAAAAATCTTTAAACAGTTTGAAGAATCTCCTTATAAAACTTCTAGCCTTTTACCTATTATTGATGAGGCAGGAAGAACTGTCAGCTATCGTTATGTAATGGCAGAACAGAATAAAGAAGAATTATTACTTAGAGATAATCGTTTTGATCATGCATTAGGACGTATGTTTGGCGGGACTATTGATAAGACGAATTCTTTAAAAATTAATGATCGAGTGGTAGAACTACTGAAACAAGATTTTGTAGATCATTACGCAGAAAATACTTCTGATTTTATTCAGTTCTCTACAACAAGTACTGATAAAGAAATTGCAGAAATTGCAAAGCTAGTCCCTAAAGAGATGGAAGAAACTTTTCGTCAGGTTTGGGGAGATAAACCTATCTACGTTAGAAAAGAGTTTCTAAATTTAATTTTTGGTTTTAGAAAACTTAGACTTAAAGATTCAGAGAGTATGGTAGGAAGTGCTGTTAGAGGAGTAAATGACAGTCTTACATGGGTACTGCAAAACACCTTTTTCCCTGACTCAGGATCAGTAGATATAGGTAAATTTTGGGCTGATGTTGTTAGTTTTGTAAAAGAGCTTATTGTTGTTAAAACAGGAGTTATTTTACTTCCTAACTTTATTAGTAATAACGTTTTACTTTGGATTAAAGGTGTTCCCCTTTCAGAAATCGCTAAACTACAGACAGAAGCTTTGACAGAATTATCTAAATATAAGAAAAACTTAGATAAGAGAAATATGCTTCAACGAGAGCTTGATGCTAATCTGAAAATGACAGAAGAAGCTCGTGAAAAAATAAAATTAAAAGTCATTCGTTTAGATCAAGACTTAGCACAAAATCCAGTAGCAGAGTTAGTGGACAAAGGCATTTTTCAAAGTATCGTTGAAGATATTGAATTAGAGGAAGATATTTACTCTATCCGTTCTCAATTAGGACGTAAAGCTGAAGCTTTTGCAGATAAGTATTTATGGGAGTTTTTAAAGCCTACGTACCAACATCTGTATATGACACGAAACACTAAACCACATCAATTGCTTTATAAAGCAACACAGGTTAGTGACTTTATTGCTAGGTATGCTTTATACAAACAAAAGATGAAAGATATGCCTAAAAATTTACGTACAAGTAAAGCTAAAGAAGCCTATCGAAACCTAACTTTAGGAGAAGTTACAGAATCTTTTGTAAATTATGATGTACCTACATCTAAAGAACTGCAATGGATTAATGATATGGGATTATTGATGTTTACAAAGTTTTACTTTCGTATTCAGAAAATAATCTTTGGCATGTTTACAAAGAAAGCTGATAAAAGAGCACAGCTTAAATACGGTACTCAAGCACGACTGTTAAGTTTTTATATGGTAGAACACGCTTTTAATACAAATATTGAAGATATTAGCGATACTAATATCTTATATGGTGGGTTATTTAATCGTGGTAACTGGCCTTGGGAAGTTGGTGAAGAAGCTTTTACTGTACCTCTATTAGAACTATTCGGTTTTATTGATTAGTGTTTTGATATTCAAAATAGCTACGGATAGCTAGAAAAATTAAAACGACTAAACCTATAGGTACAAGCAAATAACTTAACCATAAAGTTGCTATAACGATTGCAGATAAAGCTACTGCTAATACAATACTTTTAATAGTTGTCCACATAGATATTAAACAGTAAGAGTAAGTGCTCTACAGTCCTTGTAGAGCAACAAACAGAAATTACTACTCTTCAGTAGTTTCTTCAACCTTCTGGCCAAAACGCTTCTTTTTACCAAAAGCAGGAGCTTTTTTTCTAGGTTCATCAGTTGAAGAGGATTTAGAAGCAGTACCAGAAGGACGACCTGCTTTAATCCATTCAGCTACTTCTTCGGGAGTAACTTCATCTTTATACGTGATATTAGAAAAGTATTTCTCTTCACGAGCGTATCCTTTACCTACTGTATCAGAGTTATTTACAATTTCTTCAGCAGTAGCCTTGTCTTCTGCACGGAAGAAACCTTTAACAACTTTCTTTTCTTTGATATCTCCGTTCCATTTACCGTATTCCATTTGAATACGCATATAAACTTCGGTATCTGCAAGGTCTTCTAAGACATCTACTGTCTTCATAGCACCCTCTTTACCGATAGGCAATTCAGCCTCTACAGGATCATCTACGGAATCCATACCTGCAATAATCAGCAACTGATTGAAGATTTTTGCTCCAATTTTGTTAGGTGATCCATCATTATTCGTAATCCGTAGATTACCGTAAATCATTTGTTTTTGTCCCTCGTGTTCTACAAACAGGTCTACAGAGGTAGAACCACCTTTAGATACACTAACAGTAGGTACAATGATATTGACTGGATAAACACCAGAACTGTTGATATGAGCACTACCACCTTGCTTAATATCTTCCGCTTTTTTACTTGCTTTAAAAAATGACATATTGTTACCTCTCAGAGAAAGTAGGGTGTCAACCCTGTTTAAGAAAAGTCGCCATAGTCCTGGCGATATTTTTTAGGTATATACTTAGCTACTCTGAGCAATTCTTTTTCTAATTGCTCAATATAACGAAGACCATACCTAATATCAGATTTAATATCTGAATATTCTGAATCTTGTCGAATATCGATAAGACGGTGCTTAAGGTCTGGTCTAAACTTTATAACGACCATTCTGAAGCCTTGTTTTGTTGAGCTTGAAGCAGCTCTACATGTTTCTGTAGATCAAATTCTTCCATAGGGGCATCATCAGGAAGGTCTGCAACAGTAGTACGTGCAACCATCTTAGGATTACGATAATGCACAATTCGTTTCTTTCCTTTTAGTTCAAGAAATACTGCTTCATCTACTTCTGATAGCATCCCTCCCTTTTTTCCGTAGCTTCCCCCTGCGTTAACTAGTTGATAGCCATTAATGTCCTCACTATATAAAGCGTGGCTTACTAGTATAATGTTGAAGGCAGGAGCCATCTCACGTTCAATGAAATCTACTACTTTTTTAATTTCCGTATTTACTTTACCGTATGGAAAAGATTTAACCTGTTCTAAAGTATAACCTTCAATATCTAGAAGGACTTTCGAAATAGAATCAAAAGCAATAGTAGTAGGTTCTGTATTCATTCGTTTTTCATACGCAGCAACACCTTCTACGATAATATCGATAAACTGATCTGCAGAAGTAAAGTCAGGAACATTTACATGAGGTTGAGGAAACGGATATTTTTTACCATCTCTAGAAATTACTAAAACGTCTTTTAATGATTTTAAAAGAGTTGTTTTACCCCATGCTGGAGGACTACTAACTAAAAGTTTTACATTACTCATATTTTTGTTACCTAGTTTTAATTTAAAGTTTGGGCATACTCTACCCACTCAAGATGGCTTAAATCAGAACTACAGGTGTTACACACAAAATCATCGTAGATACTGTGTAATACCCATCCTTCTACTTCCGGTTCCCATACGGCAAAAGCATCTCTAAGAATATCCGTAGATTTGCAATAAGGGCAACGAGGAATTTCGGTTTTCATAGTTATTAGTCTTTATTCCGAAGACGAGGATCATGAAAAATTACATGTAATAATTCTGGGTGTTTCTTTGCTGCTTCTAAACTATCTACAGCTAGTTCTAACAACCCTTGAATAAAATCAAAATCTTCTTCTGTAAGTGTTTCAGTTAAAACTGTTACTTTTGGGGGATAAGATTTTAAAGGTTTCCCTGTTTTCTCACTAATACCTCCATCGATATTTCTATTAACGTATACAAGTCGTATTCTAGTAACGTTATACCCCATACGTTGTAGTGCAAATGCGTATGTCAGTAACTGATATCTATAGTATAAAGGAATACTTTTTGGTTCTGTTTTTGAATTATATGTTTTGTAATCTACAAGCATACAATCTTCTTTAGAACCTTGTAGAACATCACATGTACCTGCAACATAGTGTCCTTTAGCCACTTTAGTAGCTACGGAGAATTCACACTCTAAGTATTGTCGTTTATTTTCTAATACATAGTCATTGACTAGTGTTTCAGCCATCGCTTGATAGTTAGATCGAACTTCTTGAGGATCATAATCTTCATGTACTTCTAACATATTAATGTACTGTTCAATGATTGCAGGATTTACCATCCTGTTTGTAGCTACGCATTCTGCACAGTAATGAACAATAGTGCCGATAACACTAGAGGTATTATGAGAAAACGGATTTTCTTTTAGTACTTCATTGCGGTACCAATTGTGTGGAGCATTGATAAAGTTTGCAAAACTACTGGGACTAATTTTAAAAATACAGTCTTCAGGTACTGGTGCAGGTTGATAAACTAGTGGGTTACTCATAATCCTTCCTCATATAAGATATTTTGAATTTGATCAGGTGTTGCGTTATTAGGAACTTTATATAAGTTTCCCCAACTATTTCCGATTTCGCCTTCAGCTTCGTTAGGGATACTTTGATTTTCTAAATATGGTACTGTCATTACTTCAATCATGTTTTTATTAAGCCATGCAATTAATTCAGGGTCTCTATATACCTGTGTATAAATGCTGTCATAAATGGTAGAAGTAACTTGAATCCATTTTGTTAAATCTTCTTTTTGGATTCGATAATTTAATTCATTAATTGCAATAAGAGTTAAAATACTCCAAAACTGTACTGTTGCATTAGCTAATGTACGAATTGCACTATTTGCATCGTCTGTGTACATTCTGCACCCTAATCCTAAATGTATGTATCCCTGTTCTTTTGCAGTTTTTAACACGTATTCTTCACGATATTTTGTAATACCCGTATATAACTCATTATGATAAATATTAAAAATTCGTTCTGCTTCTTGTAATGAACATTTAATTGTAGCAGCTACTTTTGGAGGATACGCTCCATAAGCTAGTCCAAAAGAAACAGGTTTTCCGTCTTGCCTTATAGCTTTTGCCGTGTTATTTCCTGTTTCTACTAAACTGTATAAGAGTTTAGAAGCTTCTTTATTATTTACATATTTTCCTATGATTTTGGATACTTTTTCTTGAAAGTAATATGTGGATGCCAATGAATGTCCATCCAAGTTTTCGAGAAATACGGCTTGTTTGTTTTCATCTCCCGACAGGTTTGCAATAACCCTATCCTCGAGTCCGTTAAGGTCTGCGGTGTAAACCAGAAAGTCTTTAGGAGCAATAAAACATTTTTTAAGAGGTTTAGCATAAATAGAACCAGTACTGGGAGCATTTAAAAGATTTGGAGAATTACTGGTGGGACGGAAAGATTTAGCTCCAAACAGTCGTATATTACCGTGTAAAACCCCATCAATAGTGTAAGAATCAAATGCTTTTAAAAAATTGTTTTTAATAATTGCACTATATGAAAAATCGATAATAGCATCCAGTACTTTTAATAATTCATTATCAGTAGTTACGCTTTTCAATTCTTCAATTTGATCCCTACCCCAAGACGCTTCATTTGTTTTTTTGCTATATTCTAAAGGTTCAACATTAAGCCAAGCAAAAAACTCTTTTAATTGTTTATTACTACCGGGATTAAAAGGAGAAATTACTACAGGTTGTTTAGCTTTTTCTTCTCTTGGGCGATTCCAAAGTTCTGCTTTATGTTTAGCTAGTTCTAACATTCCTTTTTTAACAATAGGAAAATCTTTTGAAATCTTTTTTTCAATAAGAGCTTCTAAAAAAGAATCTTGTAGAATTACTGATAATTTTTTTGTATCTGCAACTGTCCATTTATCTTTACATTTTTCTGGATACTCTATTTCTATCAGGTGTGTATTAATTACCCAGGTTCTGTGTAAAATATTTGTATCATTATACTCTCTTAAATAGTATTCATAACTACGGGTAGACTTAGTTGCTTCTTCTGCCCATTTCTTTTGAGCTGCGGGTATTTGAAATAGCTGAAACTCTTTAATTAAACTGCTCCCTTCTAATACTTTTTTTACACTATTTAAGACCTTATCAATTGTAATACGTAATTCTTCTACAGCTTTTTTATCTATATGTAATCCCGTATCCATGAGTTTAATCATGTCAGGGATAAGTTTTTTAGCAAAGTTTTGATAAAAGAAGTCTGGCTGTTCTTTTGCAGGATCGAATAAAGCTGGTGCTGGAAAAGGCAGTAGTTGATAAGGTCTCATAAAGCTTGAATACTTTGATTTGTTTCTACAATAAAATATGAACCTGAAATTTGTTTAGCTACGGAAATACCGTGAGTAATTCCATCTCCTTTATATCCTGCTTCCCATGTCTGAAAGTATTTTCCGTGTTTATCGAATACAACAATTATTCGTTCATTACGAAGCATTACTTACTCCTATTAATTGAGGTATTTGGATGGTTATTCATAATTTCCGCTTTTTCTTTAGCCTCTTTCATGCTGAAGCATGTAGCACAATGACATAATCGACCATTAATATCAGGGCCGATTACATAGCCTTCTCTGTGTGCCATAGGAGAACATTGGTAGCCTAATCGTTTTACTAAATCTTCTTTAGTTACTGCTTCATACTTCATGAGGTCTCCAAGGATCATTATTATCCTGACTATTAAACAAAACCTTAGTAACTACAAAAGAGGCGTATGGAGGTTTTAAACACTTTTTCTTTCCACGTTTTTTAGCTTTTACAAAATTTCTTTTTTCTAGAAGCGTTTTTTGTTTAGTACCGTGTTTATCAAAAAGGTGAATATGATAAATCCCTGTCTGGTATTTATTTGTCATAATTTTTCTTTGATTAGTTCATATAAATAGAAAGTAGCTGCACCATCTATAGCTGCATAATTTAAAAACTTAGAATCTAACAGATTTTCAGGTTCATACTCATCAATCAATGTCCATGCAGGATCGTAATAACTTCCCATCAACTCTTTTAAACCTACATTAGCTTTCCAAGAGTCTGAATTATTAATTAATGTTTTAACCCAAAGTGCAGTATCTTCATAATTTTTAGGTAATGCTTTAATTCGAGAATACATTACCTTTAAATCAAATAGTGTATTATGTATATAAAGGTTTCCTGAATAGTCTTTTAACCAATTCCAGATCAATACTTCAGTAGATGCTTGATCAGGTATAAGAATAATACTTGTAGCTTTATCTAATCCAAATATGAAATGAGTTGTTTCAATAAGTGTAGGAAAACTTAAACCTGAGTTATTGGAAACTACTGAAGCTAGTTTGTGAGTAGCTAGATCAATATTATTACTATTTAAAAGTGCTAATGCTTCTTTACGTTCCTTTTTTGAATATAGCCCTTTAGTTTCTATGTCAAAACTAAGTTCAGGAATCTGTTGTAACTTCAGTAGTTCTTGTTGAATTGACCATGAAGTGTTTTTAACAGCGTATTGAACCTTTATAGTCATTCAATTAAACCTTTTAAGTCATTATCGAAAAACTTACCAAGTATGTTTTGATTTAAAAAATTGGGATCAAAAATAGCATCATGATAAAAAAGAAGAGCAGTTTCCAAATAGGTAGCTGTCTTTTTATTAGAGCATTGATATAAAATCTCTTTACTTTTAATTTCCAAATTTTTAGAAAGTTCATGGCTTCCTTTATAGTCATGAAAAGGTAAATTTTTGAGTATTCGTCTAGCACGTTTTTTACCTTTTAATGGGGGACATTTTCTAACAGAGCGTACAGTCTTTTTTCCGATATAATGTTGTCCGTTAGTATAAGTAATCCAATAGACAAAATCTGTACAACCTAACGCTAAGTCCTCATGGGTTAACACAGTATTACCTTTATA